CGATACGACTACGCTGCCGGCCGAGAGATGAAGGAGTGTCCCTGTGGGTAGGCTCCGACTCCGATCGCGTCATCGCGTCCTCTGCGGCGACTCGACGAAAGCCGAGGACGTCGAGCGGGTCACCGGGGGCGAGAAGGCGGCGGTCGTCTTCACCGACCCGCCCTACGGGATCGATTACAGCGACGTCCAGGGCCGCTTCGAGAAGATCGCCAACGACGCCGAAGACCCGACCGATCTCGTCGCTCGAGCGATCGTCCTCCAGCCGGCGGCCGCGGTCTACCTCTGCTGCAACTGGCGGTGCTTGGACGCGATGGTCCGGGCGATGAAGGCGAGCGGCCTCGAGCCGAAGGCGACGATCGTCTGGGACAAGGGCTCGAGGATCCAGAACCTGGACCGATACGCGAAGCGACACGAGCTCATCGTCTACGCCGGGCCCTACGGGGGTCAGGTGACCCTCGACGACGACGTGTGGGAGATCGCTCGAGAGACCCGAGACGACCATCCGACGGCCAAGCCGGTCGAGCTCTGCGGCCGAGCGATCCAGCACGCGAGCGATCCCGGGGCGATTGTCTTCGATCCCTTCCTAGGATCTGGCTCGACGCTGATCGCCGCCGAGCAACTCGATCGTCGATGCTTCGGCATGGAGATCGACCCGACCTACTGCGACGTCATCGTCAAGCGATGGGAGAACCTCACCGGCGAGGAGGCGGTTCTTGCTGACGCATAAAAAACCGCCGGTTGCCCGACGGTTTCCGACGCCTCGCGTCTCTGCCTCTCCGAGGAGAGGTGCGGGCCAATGCTTGGAGTAAAGGCCTGAGATGTCACACCCACCGCGAGGAGCATAGCAACGCCGCATGAAGATTGCAATCGAGCCGATCGAAGACGCACTTCACGCCGGTCAGCTCCGCGTACTCCGCGAGGCTGGCCGCTTCAACGTCCTCGAGTGCGGGCGACGGTTCGGCAAGACGCATCTCGGCGTGCAGCTCGCGATCGACGTCGCGATCGACGGCGGCGAAGTCGGCTGGTTCGCTCCGACCTACCGATACCTCGCCGATCCCTGGCGAGCCGTCGAGAAGGCTCTCGGTCCTGCGATCATGAAGGTCGATCGCGTCGAGAAGCGGCTGGATCTGATCTCCGGCGGCTCGATCGATTTCTGGTCTCTCGACTCGGTCGACGCGGGCCGAGGTCGCCGCTACGACCGCGTCATCATCGACGAGGCCGGGATCGTCCGCGACCTCGGGCCGGCGTGGCAGGAGACGATCCGTGCGACGCTCGCCGACAAGCAGGGTGACGCTTGGTTCCTCGGCACGCCGAAGGGCCGGAACTTCTTCCATCGGTGCTTCGAGCGAGGGCAGATCGCCGACGGCGGCTGGAAGTCCTGGCGGCTCCCGACGACGACGAACCCGACGATCCGCGACGAGGAGATCGAGGCCGCTCGCCGCGAGCTCCCGAAGCAGGTCTTCGAGCAGGAGTTCCTCGGCATCCCGGCCGACGACGGCGGGAACCCGTTCGGCCTCGACGCGATCGAGCGGTGCATCGCCGAGAAGTCAAGCAACCCGCCGAAGGCGATCGGAGTCGACCTCGCGAAGTCCGTTGACTACACCGTCGTCTGCGGTCTGGACGAGGCCGGCTCCATCTGCCTGCTCGAGCGATGGCAAGCACCATGGTCGGAGACGATCGGACGCATCGAGCGGATGCTCGGCGAGGTGCCGGCGTTGATCGACTCGACCGGCGTCGGCGATCCGATCGTCGAGGATCTCCAGCGGAAGCAGCCTCGCGTCGAGGGCTTCAAGTTCACGCAGGTCTCGAAGCAGCAGCTGATGGAAGGTCTCGCATCAGCGTTCCAGACCGGACGGATCCAGATCCCGGACGGCTGGCTGCGGACTGAGTGCGAGACATTCGAATATCAATACACGCGGACTGGTGTTCGCTATGAGGCTCCGAGCGGCATGCACGACGACGGCGTGTGTGCTCTCGCTCTCGCGCTCCGCTGCTTGGATACGACCGCGCGGACCGGCTTCGACTTTAGGGTGCTCTGATCCATGCCGATCTCTGATCTCTTCGGACTCCTCCAGAAGCGGCAGACGACGCCGGACAAGTACCTCGGCTCGAGTGTCAATATCGTCAGCGGCGGACAGCACGGAGCCCAGCGTGCTCCGTTCTCGCAGGTCGCCGGCATTCGGTCGTTCCGGTCCTGGGTGTATGCGGCGGCGTCGATCAACGCGAACGCGGTCGCATCGCTTCCGCTCCGCCTCTACGCCAAGAAGGACGCAACGCCGGTCGGCACGCGGGCGATCCCGCGACACCGCAAGGCGTATCTCATGGGCGACGCTCGAGGCGAGCAGCGGCCGGCGGCGTCAGTGATGCGGAAGGCGGTCGCGTACGGCGACGACTTCGAGGAGGTCACTGGCTCGCATCCGATCACGGATCTCCTCGCTCGAGCGAATCCGTTCCTGAACGGCTTCGACCTGTCGGTGCTGCGAGTGCTCTATGGCGAGCTTACCGGCAACGCCTATCTGCATCCGATCATCGACGAGGGGACCGGGCTGCCGGCGGAGCTCTGGCCGCTGGCTCCGCACTACGTCGAAGTCATCCCGTGCGACGACGAGTTCATCAAGGGCTACGTCTACGGCGTCGACTCGCAGCACAAGCAGATCTTCGATCCGGACGAAGTGATCCACTTCCGCCGGCCGAACCCTGGGAACTACTTCTACGGGCTCGGCAAGGTCGAGGCCGCGTACGGCGTCATTCAGGCGAACGAGGCGATCCACGAGATGGACCTTGCGACGTTCGCCAACTCGGCGCGGCCCGACTACGCAGTCGTCGTCAAGGGCTCGCCGACCGGCGATCAGCTCGACCGCTTCCAGCAGCAGGTCGAGAACCGGCTTCGCGGCACGCGGAAGGAAGGCTCCTTCATCGCGATGACCGGCGACGTTCAGTTCACGCCGCTCAACTTCCCGCCAAAGGATCTCGCCGGCCGCGAAGAGATCGTCGAGGAGATCGCGGCGGTCTTCGGCGTGCCGGTGTCGATGCTGAAGGCGAACGATCCGAACCTCGCATCGGCTCAGACCGGCTTCGCTCAGTGGCGAGAGGGCACGATCCTCCCGCTCTGCCGCATGGACGAGGAGGAGCTCAACCAGACACTGCTCCCGATGTTCGGGCTCGAGGACACGCACTGCCTCGCGTACGATAATCCGGTGCCGGCGGACCGAGCGTACGAGCTCCAGGAGCGTCAGACGGCCGTCGCCGGCGGCTGGCGGACGCCGAACGAGGCACGCATCGAGGAAGGCAAGGAGCCGATCGACGACGAGTTCGCTGATCGTCTTCTGGTGAACGGCCAGCCGATCGGCGGTGCTGCTGGAGGGTTCGGCGGTGGGCTACTCTCCATGGATCCCGATCCCGCCGACTCAGGTGGCGAGGCCGGAATGGACGGCTATTTCGCGTCCTCGCTGCTTCAGTCGCTCCGCGAGCGGTCGCTGACGGGCTACACGGCGACCAAGATGCTCCAGCAGATCGGCTTCCCGCGATCCGTCGCCGAGCGGATGGTCGAGGCTGAGGAGAAGGCCGCCGATGATGCGGCGAAAAGAGAGAAGATTCACCGCATGCCGGGCGAGCCGTTCGATGACTGCGTCGAGCGTGGCATCGAGGTCGTGCTTGCCGAGGGCTACGACCGCGACCAAGCCGTCGCAATGGCCTACGCGATGTGCGAGGGCTCGAAGCGTGCCGGCGATGAGAAGGCGATCGAGGACGTCGACCTTCAGCCGACCGAGCAGATGGCGGCTCTCGCTGAGCGTGGCCTGAAGCTCCGCGAGGAGTACGGTCGCGGCGGCACCGAGATCGGCGTCGCTCGGGCTCGCGACATCAAGAACCGGGCGAACCTGTCGCCGGAGACGGTCGGCCGAATGGCGAACTTCTTCGGTCGGCACAGGGTCGACCTCGAGGCACCGGCGGCCGATCCTGGGCACGAGGACTACCCGTCCGCCGGCGTCATCGCTTGGCTGCTGTGGGGCGGCGATCCGTCTGAGCCAGACGGAGCCGGTGCGGCGTGGGCGGATCGGAAGATGGACGAGCTCGAGCGAGCCGAAGAGAAGGCCGACGAGCCGACCGAGGAGAAGGCGTGCGGCTGCGGTTGCGAGACGGTCACGAAGGCCGCCAAGGTCTACGAGTGGCCGGAGGAGACGAAGTGGTATCGGCTCTCGATTGAGGGACTCGAGGACGACTACGACCGGCTCCGACCGAAGGCAGCCGAGGACGAGCCGACCGCCGACGACGACATCCGAGACGGCGAGCGGAAGACGCCGGCGATGGCGATTCGGTCCATCGTCGAGGACGGCCTTCAGAAGGTCCAGACGCGGCTCGTGAGGGCTCTCGAGTCCGGAGAGATCTCATCGACGCCTCAGAAGGCCAACGGCCGCGAGAAGGCGATCAGGAAGATCCTCGAGGATCTGGCGGGCGTCTCGGGCAAGATGCTCGAGGATCTCGTCGCGGCGTTCGAGTCGGCAGCGATCGGAGGCCAGTCGGTCGGCATCTCGCGGATCAACGAGATCCTTGCCGCGACCGGAGCCGGGCGGATCTCCGTGCCGGCGGTCTCGGACGCTCTCGCCAAGGCTCTCCAGAAGCGGGCGGCTCTGATCGTGCAGGGCGTCGTCGACGAGACGGTGCGGGCGTTTGACTCCGGTCTCGGCCAGACGTTCTCGATCGAGAAGGAGATCGAGCGGCTCCGCTCGGGCTACGGCTACAGCCGCGACCGGGCCGAGGTCATCGCTCGGACCGAGTCCGCCAACGCCTACCACGAGGGCCAGATCGACGCCTGGAAGCAGTCGGAAGCCGTCGAGGAGAAGCACTTCCTCAAGGCTGCCGGAGCGTGCGAGTTCTGCGACGCCGTTGCGAAGCAGTACGGACCGGGAGCGAAGGCACTGCCGATCGACGCTCCGATGGTCAAGGCCGGCCAGACGATCAAGGGCACCGGCGGCGGCACGTTCAAGGTTGGCCGCAGTTCTCAGGGCATCGTGCATCCGAACTGCCGGTGCGACTTCGTTCCAGTTCTGAAGGACTTCGGATGATCCGCAAGACTCTCTCCGCCAACATAGAGAAGGCCGCCGGCGTCAAGGTCGAGGCGACGATCACGACCGAGACGATCGACCGCGACGGCGAGGTGCTGATTTCGCAGGGCATGAATGCCACTGAGTACGAGCTGAACCCGGTCGTCTTCTACAACCACGACTACGCTCAGCCGATCGGTCGGATCTCCGAGCTCCGTCGCGGCAAGGGCAAGATCGACGCGACGATTCAATTCGCGCAGCGACCGGAAGGCTTCGAGGGCTCCTACTTCCCGGAGTTCATCGAGAGCCTCGTCGATCAGGGCATCGTCAAGGGCATCTCGGTCGGCTTCGTTCCTGAGGCCGGAGGAGTCCGCAAGGCGAGCGCGAAGGATCGCGAGGACTACGGCGAGCAGGTTCGGCAGGTCTACTCGAAGTGGAAGCTGCTCGAGGTCTCGGTCGCTCCGCTGCCGGCGAACGCGACCGCACTGGTCTCGGCGGTTCGCAAGGGCGTCATCAACAAGGACGACGCCGTGCGATGGCTCGACTTCGACGCGAATCGTCGGATCATTGAAATCAAGATGCCGGGTCGTGGGCGTCTTTCGACTCTCTGAGATGCAACGCGACATAGTCGCGATCCGGGCGGATGGCCGCTAGGGCCGGGCCGATGGGTCAATGACACGAGCGCGAATCGTTCTGGTTATTCACTCACAAGCCAAAGGAACTAGCGATGAATCTGAAGACCATCGCGCAGATCGAAAAGGATCTGCAGAACCTCGCCGACCAGGTCGGTGAGTCGGGCTTCGCCAAGGCGAAGGCTCTGTACATGGAGAAGGTCGCCGTCGTCGACGAAGAGGGCACCCCTCTCTCGGCCGACGAGATCGAGGTCGTCCTCATGCCGAAGCCGGCCGAAGACAAGGCCGACATGATGGAAGAGGAAGAGGAGAAGGCCGTCGAGGCCGTCGAGGCTCCGGCGGCAAAGGCTGCTCCGGCTCCTCGTCGCAAGGCCGCGTCGGTCGCCGCTCGCATGTCTGCTCCGGCGATTGCTCGTCCGAAGGTTTGGGGCTCGCTCAAGAACTTCAAGAGCGACGATCGCGGCGACGCCGTTGAGAAGGCTCTCCGCTTCGGTCACTGGCTCCTCGCCTCGAAGGGCAACCGCAAGAGCCTTTCGTTCTGCGATCGTCACGGCATCGAGGTCAAGGCTCATACCGAAGGCGTGAACTCCGCCGGCGGCTTCCTCGTGCCGGACGAGTTCGAGACCGAGCTCATCTCGCTCCGCGAGCAGTACGGCGTCTTCCGTCGCGAGGCTCGGGTTCGTCCGATGTCGAGCGATACCCTTCGCGTTCCTCGCCGTTCGGCGACTCTCTCGGCGAGCTTCGTCGGTGAGGCGACCGCCGGCACTGAGTCGACTCAGACCTTCGAGTCGGTCCTGCTCGTCGCCAAGAAGGCAATGGTCCTGACCACCGTCTCGAACGAGCTGAACGAGGACGCCTTCGTCAACCTGGCCGACGATGTCGCGGGCGAGATCGCCTACGCCTTCGCCAAGAAGGAAGACGAGTGCGGCTTCATCGGCACCGGAACCTCGACCTACGGCGGCATTCGTGGCGTCGTCGACATCATTGAGAACGGCACGGCCGCCGTGCAGTATTACGACTCGGCTCTGTCCTCGAGCTTCGCCGATCTGTCGCTCGACAACATCGGAGCGTTCATGGGACTCCTGCCGGCCTACGCCGACACCCCGAACGCGAAGTTCTACATGCACAAGGCCGTCTGGCACGGTGCGTTCGAGGCGGCTCTGACCTCTGCGGGTGGAACCTCCGCTCGCGAGATCAAGGAAGGCTATGCCGGTCAGCCGACCCTCTTCGGCTATCCGGTCGTCTTCACGCAGGTCATGCGGTCCTCCTACACCGCTGACAAGATCGTCGCTCTCTTCGGTGATCTGACCCTCGCGGCCTCGTTCGGCGATCGCCGGCAGACCACGATCCAGATCTCGGACTCGGCTCTGAACGCTTTCGAGCAGGACGAGCTCGCCATCCGCGGCACTGAGCGGTTCGACATCAACGTTCACGATGCCGGCGACAGCTCGACCACCGGTCCGATCGTCGGTCTCCTCGCCTGATCCT